AGATTAACCTGTCCAACGTACCTATTTGCGTCTGCATTTGCAGCCCAAGATGTAGATAAACTCCCACTTTGAAAACTACTTCCAGCAAGTAAAGCAAAGTGTACACGCAAACTAGCCTCATTATTATTATCAAATGCTCCTGTCGTATCTGCTGGAAAAGAGACTGTGTATCTATTCCAATTTGTATTTGACACAGTATAAGATGCTGAACATTCTCTACTGTTATCTACATCAGTAAGATTAACTATGTATGTTCCTGTTTTATTTGTTTTTACATAAAAAGAAAGTGTAAATTTTTTTGCTGATGAAGTTCCCTTTGCAAAATCTTGTATATTTTGTCCTTCAATCATTTGCCTAAACAGATGAACGTCAGTTGAACCTAAAGATGTATCAGCAGTAGTGACATCTATTTTAAAAGAATTTGCAAAACCATCTGGACTATCTGTTGATTGAGAAAAACTATATGCTCCAGGATTTCCAGAAGCTACAATTTGCCAACGATCTATATTGTACGCATTTAATGTTGTAACAGCAGATGTTCCATTTCTTTGTGAAACAGCCATTGCTCCATTTATGATCTTGTTTCTATTACTAAGGTTATTAGTAATATTGGCAGTACACGTTCCATCAGAATTATTTACGGTAATAGCAGCAGCACTAGCTCCTACCCCTTTTATCGAATTTACTTTGATTTCACTCATGGTTTTGGATTAGCGTCTTTGACTGCTTTGTTATGGATAGCAAAGCTACCTGTTGCATCTAGTTTACCAGCAATAATATCATCGTAAATCATTGCCATTTGCTCGCTTGTTGGTGCATAAGTTGTAGAGCCTGTTTGTGTTCTTTTTATTTTATATTCATTGGCATTTTTCCATGCTGTAAAAGCTGAATTAAGTTCATCATCAGTTGGTTGTGAATCTTTATTAGCAGAATCCCATTCAATTATTTTATGAGGAACTACATTTTGATCTAATCTATAACGATTAGCATTTTTTCCTAGCTGTAACAAAGCTAAATTAATGTCTGTATCTGAATTTATTGCCATGATTATGCCTCCTTAAATATTTTTACAAGTGTATAAATTGCACCATCAGTTCCACTTCCTGCCCAACTTAAACCACCAGAACTTCCTACACCAAATCCGAAGTTGTTTTGTGTCGTGTGAGCTCTATGTTGTATTTCAAAAACTTTATTTCCAGTTATAGAAATTCTTGCTGAACCCCCTGTTAAGCTATGAGACAAACCTTCTGTAGAATTGTCATATCCTAAATAACCTGATTGTATGCTTGTAGAATCAGTAACATTATAAAGTCTTGAACTATGAGAACTGGTCCTATAAGCAGGGCAGATCCATTCAATTAAATAATTTCCAGTTCCTAAAGTAAATTGATTACTAGAAATACTTACAATACTGTCCTCGTCCGAAAATTCAGTATTTAAATCCCTTGTTCTCCAAGCTCCAGATGTAAATGTACCAGCATCGGCATTACTTGCTTTTGAATCTGCAATAATTGCATAACTAGAAAATTTACCTCCACCACCAGCAAAAGCTAAGTTACCTGACCCATCAGTTTTCATAAACTGACCAGCCGATCCATCAGCTACAGGTAGTTTAAACTCTATATTATTATTGCTTTGAGTAGATGAAGGGGCTTCTAAGCTTACTGATCCTCCTCCTGTTGGTGCATTTAGTTTAATCTTCGACATAATTAACTAGGTTTTGGATACTTGTCTTTAATAGCTTTAATAGAAGTTTTCCAACCAGCTACTCCACTATGATAGATCGTATCTAACTGATCTTCAATACTTGGATATTCTGCTTTACGTTGTGATTTGTAACTATCGTTTTCTAAATCCCAAGCGTCTTGTAATGCCTTTAATCCATCTGTACATTGTTTTTCGGTTGGTTTAGAACCTCCATCATGCACTATTAAGTTTGCATAAATTTTATTTTTTGAATCAGACCAACCAAACCATTGGTTTTCTCTAACAGTTACAAGATAATCTTCAATGTGATTTGGCCTTCCTGTTTTAAAATCCATTATGTATCTCCTATTCTAAGTGCATATAAACCTGTCCATTGGACATTCGTATCTCCATAATAAGTAATTGTTCCAGAAGCAGAATGATTAAAATAAAATTTAAAATTTGAATAATCAGTAACATCTAATAAAACATCAATCGACATATTAGCCCAAGTATTATTACCGCTATTGTAAGCACTAGCGTAATTCTCTTGTCTAGTGTAATAATTTGATCCATTATTAGTTGAAACTTTTAATAGTACACCTATAACTCTATCTCCGTTACCTGCTGCTGTTGTATGAAAATGTAAAAGATATAAACCATTAGAAGGAAAAGAAAAAACTCCACTTGATTCACTTAAACCTGTTCCTAGTTTATTAAATTCCGTATCTGTTCTTTCCCAATTTGCACTAAAAGTACCTCCACTTGATTGAACATTACTTGTTATTCTCCACGAGTCGGCTTCAGTTATTCCACCAGATACAGTGGCATATTCCAACTGACCTACAGCATTAGCTCCACTTCCTGTTATGCTTTTTACTTTTAAAAACTTATCTGCTGCTACCTGGTTATCAGGTAATACCATTGTATAAGATTGCCCAGAGCTATGAGGTGGACTTTTTAGCTTCACCCCATGACTGTTAACACGACAGTTAAGTTGTATATAACCCTCTACATCACTACCATTACCTTTGGCCGTCATGGCAGGATTAGATGCCGTACTGTCTGAAACTATTCCTGTTGAACCGTCTAAAATAATTGTCATTATGGAATCGTTACAACTGAAGGACTATTTATGGTCAGTGTAGCATTAATTGTTAAAGGTCCAGCAACTAAAGCATTATTTCCTGAAGTTATGGTGTAATCCTGATCCATTGTATTCTCCGATTCATGGAAAATAGCTTCAGTTCCTCCTCCTGCTGCTCCACCTCCTCCACCAATCTCTCCCCAGCCTGTATTCTTATAACCTTCAAATCTATTCTGACTTGAGTTATATCTTAGTTGTCCTATAGCTGCTGCTGGCTGTCCAGACTGACCAGGTTGCTGCGAGTCATTACCAACTGGAATCTTCAGGAACCCGTTTGAGTTCATGGTTACATCACCTGTCATCGTAGGTGTTGCTGCATTAACCAAACCTAAATTTGTCTGAGTTATATTTCCGATAGTTGTAAAAGTACCCGTTCCAGAGCTAACAGCAGTACAAATTTTCAATAAATTAGTTGATGAATCTATATGGGGTTGGAACTGAACTACATTTCCTGCTCCAGATGGATCTCCACTTGCTGAATTTATTGTTCTTAATGCTGTAAAAATATCATTTATTCCTGCACGAACCGCAGCACCCGTTCCATTGGCTACATTAAAATTATTATTCGTTTCTTTAGTTGTACTATTGACTCTTGCCATTTTTACAATATTTTATTTTATTTTATCACCCCTTACCAAATCCGACAGCTTGATAAGTGAAATTTCTATCAACCGAAGCATTTGATGAATTTTTAAAATGAATAGTAAATCCAGTGCCACTAATATTAGATAATTCAAAGAAATCTCCAGAGACCATATTCTGTGCAGTTATACCAATAGAAGGTAAATTTGAATTTACCCCACCGATAGCAGAAGTTCCCGTAAAGAAAGAATCTGTAAAGGGTACTGCTTTTGCTCCTGCCCCTGATGCAATTGTTGTTGTGCTTTGTTCAGTTCTTCTTTGAAACGATGCCGTATAACCCAATTGAAATACTCTTATATCTTGGTCGGGATCATTACTTGTTAAATTCACTTTAAATTTAAAACCCCTACCTTTATATTGTCCATTAGCAAATGTTTGAAACGGTTTATAAGTAGGTGATCCAGATGAAGGATCATCTTGAGTTACTGCAACTTGCATTTCAGCGTTTACCTTAGTAGCAGTAGCACCATCAAAATCTACTCTTGCATCTATATCTGAAATTGAATCAAATAAGTCTGAAGGGAAAAATGCCTCTGTTAAGAAATGACGTTTTAAATCAAGACTAAATACACTTCCCAAGTCTAAGAAAGCTGTACCAGGAGCACCACCAAATTCATAAGTACCAAATGGTTTTATACCACCAAGATCATCTAAGGAACTTATATCATCTAATGTTCCAGCAATACTACCGCCAATATCATCAAATAAACCTCCACCAATCAGATTTAAGGAATTAGTAGTAGCATCAAAAGCTACATCAGTTTTTACACCCTGAAACTTTGGACTATCTAAATCTTCTCTTCTTGTTAAAGCAACTAAAGGTGCAAGATTATCAGGTAAATCTATAACAACACTTGCTTCACCAGCACTAAACCTACCTCCATCATCTTGAAACTTAAGAATATACTCTCCTTCAAGTAAAGGAACATCAGCACTTGTCGTATTACCAGCTAAAGCTTTTACTAAATCAGTGGCATCAGAGAAAGTTCCTGTTCCATCTGTTTTTGTAGTGTGCCTGACATAAACAAGACCACCATGAGTAACATCTAAATCAGTGGATAAATTCCAACGTAGTCTTACTGTATTAGCATTTATTGGTTCTCCTGTTAATCCAGTGACATCTCCAGGAATAGCAGTCTTTCCTAAAGCATTAAAGGTAAAAGTTGTTGGTTGTGCAGAAGGTTCAAGTGAAGCGTTAACACTGGATAATTCAAATTGATATTCTCCCTGTAATGAATCTAATATTTGAAACTCAGGACTTCTTGATTTAAGAGTTGTAAAATTACCGTTGTCTAACTTAAATTTAAGCTCATATTCAATAGCTCCAACAACAGGATTAAAATCTATATTTAACCTTGTTCTTGCAGTAGTACCTTCTGTAAAAAATTCTTCGGTAACAATCTCGCCTCCAGGAGCATCGACCAACTCATTTAAAACTGTAATATTACGAGTAGGTAATGCAGAGCCATCTTCAATAAAAGCATATTTTCCAGCATGATAAGATGTTGCCGTTACTGCATAATTATCCTTATCTTCAGTAATTCCTACAACTCTCCACTGTGTAGTCTGTAAAGTTGTATTTTGTAAAATCCAAACACTATTTGGATTAGGAGCAGTAGAAAAAGCTACATTCACAAATAAAGTTGCACCACTCTTCGATACAACACTTTTAGTTTCTACCGATCCATCTGGCATCACAACACTTAATGTTGGATTATTTGTAATATCTAAATCTGTTGAATCAGTATTATCTACCGTTACAGACGTAGTTGTTGCAGATTGTATTCTCCCTCCTCTTCTAAGTCCTGCTCTAACTGGATCGCTTACTTCAATAACCTGTCCTGGTCTAACAATTACACCTTCTGCTAAGCCTGTTGCAAAACTAATTGTTTCAGTAGAATTTTGTTCCTCAAAAAGAATAAATCGTCCTAATCTTCTAGCTTGATTCCTTGATGTGCAAGCAAAACCTGTAATCTTTTTATGGATAATTCCGTATTTATTTTTAGCGATGGTATCTTCGACAGTTTCAAAATTTAACTCCTGATTTACCATGTCAAAGTAAGACACAGAAACAACAGTAGATCTAGTTTTTAAACTCGTTCCAGAATAAATAAATCCTTCAGCAGTTACATTTGACAGATTGAAAAGATAACTTGGATCTGTAGGTCTGTCTTGAGTAAGAGTAAGAGATCCTGCACTCCAGAATGTCATACCTCTCATCACAGAACTAAGAGCCATTATTGTTTTAAAGGCATCCCCTCTCTGTTGAAGAACTACATTACAGCTAAATCTGGGTTCCTGACCTCCATCTCCATCGTCAACTAATTCAGAAGAATAGACAGAAGCACTATAGAAAGCATATTTATCAAGTTGAGCTTCAGTAATATGCTCTCCTAATCCATACCTACTATTAGTTAACAGATCAAATAAAATCCAAGCTGGATCGGAACACCAATGTTTTGTTGTAGTGAGTGTTCCATTAAATGTACCGCTATAGTTTAACCTTCCATTTGTCTGGTCTACTGTTGCATTATGTGGAATCTTGACTTTAACACCACGAATCCGATACATACGATCAGGAATCGTTGGAAACTGCTCTGCATCAAAACGTAAGTATAGATGAGCTATATCAGGATAAGGTCTTTGTTCATCTATTATTTTTGTAAAAGATGACCATGAGAAAGTATCTGTTACTCTTTCACTTGTGCTGTCTCCGCTAAGTCTACCGACTTTTACCTGTATCGGAAAAGAAGCAGTATCTTTTATTGGAATTAAAAAATCTCGACTATAAGCGTTTCTGGATTTACCGCTAATTGTAAACTCTGATCTACTTGCAAGAATTTGACTAAAAAGACCCGTTGGAACAATTTGACTTGATCCACCTTGATTTTTATCAAAACGAGAAACAGTTCCATCGTTTTCAGTAATTTCTATAAAAATATCGACAGAAGTTCCTAAATTTTTACCATCTTTTTCATTAATAGCTATTAAAGCATCAAAACGAACTGTAACTCTAATAGCATCAATATTAGAATCAGTTATAGTTCTTGTTACAGGTGCAGCATTAGTAACTTTTGCACCAACAGCTTCTTCAGTTTCAATCTCACTAATAGCTTTTATATGAGTTTGATTTGATGTTCCAAAACGAGGTTCAAACTTTATTCCCTGAAAATTAAAATCGGAGGTTTGTATATTATTTGAATTAGCAGTTGGTCTGACAATAGGTGTTGATCCTAGAAATATATCTTTTAAAGCTGCCTGAGAATAAGCATCAGTTCCTTTTGTTAATCCTGCTGCTGATGGAAAACCTTCAATTTCTCCCTCACTTATAACTTCAATAAGATTTAAAGCTTGTCTACTTTGTATGGAAGATAAAGATCGTGTTGCTGTTGATTTTGGACCACCAAACCACTTAAAAGGATTTAATTGAATCTCTTTTCGTCCTGCTCCAGGATGTATTTCAGCAACTTTAAACATAATTACCCTGAGAAATCATCAGTATCAATACCGCCTGATATAACAAGCGATCCAGTGAATATTTCACCATAGACAACTGGTATAGCAACACCAGCCCTTATCGTATTTTGTATTCCGTTAAAAGTAAAACTAGCTGGATCGTCAGAAGCACCACCAAGTTCTTCTGTAGGACTTATCATCTGCGATACACCTGATAAAGCTAAGTAAATACCTAAATTTCCTGCTGCTGCTGCTAATGCACCTCCACCAGTAGTTCCAAATAGCAAAGTACCCTTAGCACTTCCTAACCCTACTCCTGCTGCTGGTGCAAAAACGGCTACACCAATAAGTATTGCTCCTAATAAAAACCTTCCAAGTCCTCTTCTTGCTCCCATAATTACTGGTACAATTCTTATTTCTTGACTTCCTGTAGGAATATCTAACTCAGTCTCATTAATCTCATAATCTCCTACTTTTACACAATAGTTCTGCTCCATCATGTGAGATTCTAAACTAGGAAAATTTGCCAGTAAGAATTTAAAAGCGTCTGTAGGTGATGATATTTCTGCTTCAAAGGTACGTTCTCCCAAGAATCGAGCCAATCTACCGTAAACTTTAATTTTACTGAGCATAGCGATACCTCTTCTTTGTACAGTCTATATGGTCTTGATCGTAAAGTTCTCTACAGCTAAGTCTTTTCACACAATGTTGAAAGATAGTTTGATTTCCTAAATACAAAGCAACATGATCTAATTTACCTGTGTTTGCTGTGTCCATGAGAAGAACATCACCCTCTTCTAAATCTACCGTATCTTCCAGTTCAACAAAACCAGTTAAAGGTAAACCATGTTCAAATAATGGATTCTTTGAAAATTCTTTTGGGCTTTTTGGTCTATCCCAATGTTTTAACTTAATATTTCTTTTTTCTTCATACCAATCATGTATCAAACTCCAACAATCCTGCACTCCCCAAACCCATTCTCTTCCAATTAATCCTTTCTTATAACCAGAAGGTTTAAAATAATGCCATTGTTTTGTTTCTGGAGTGACAATATAAAAAGGTAAATCTAAGTATTCACAACTGGCTAAATCAGCTTCACTCGGATATGGTGGATAGTTCGGATGACTATGTATTACTGCTATAACTTCACCTTCATCTTCAGCTTTCATCCAATCATCAGGATCTAAAATAAAATGTTCTCCCTGATCTTCAGCAATATTCTTACAAGGATAATATTTTTCTTTACCTTTATGGATAGTCAATAGACCACAAGCTTCTTGCGGTGAATTTTTCTGTGCGTGTTCTAGTGCAGTATCTTTCCAACTCATCCTAAAAATGCTCCAATACCAGGGAAAATATCTCTAGTAGCAATCCTTTGTGGTAGTTTTACATTTACTAAATCGAGAGCAGATTGAGCTTCCCATGTAACTATATCTCTTGTCTCAGTTACTTTACGATCCAAGAAATAAATCTCCTGTGGAAATTCTGCCGTAGGGTCTGGTGTGCCGAAAGGATTTATTTGGGAACTAGACGAAGATGTTGATTGTTGCTGGATCGTATTAGGATTGTTCATTGTGATTGTATTACCCATTGAGTTTCCATGATTTTCACAATAATATCTAAGATCATTAGGAGCAGTTGGATATGCTGGTTGATAAGTTACTGTCGCATCCGTTCCTAAAGTTCCTGTATTAACAGTAGTTTGCTGTCCTCCAGCGTCAGATTTTATTCTTAATGGATGATTTACATTAGAACTATGAGATTGATTAAAAATATAAGTTGAGCCTCTTTTCATAGTTAAGACAGGATTAGTAACACCATTAATTGCAAAGTAGTCATAACCTCCTGTGTTTACAACGGTGACTGTGTAAGTTACAGTTTCACCGTCAGCAGGATCAGCAACAGTTGAAGTTGTTGTCGAAGTGGTAGTCGTAGAAGAAAAATTCACAGCATCCAAATATCGAGCAAGAGTTCTAATTCTTGTAAATTTTGCTCCGTTTAAATCATTACCCACAGTGGTTTCGTTGACATCCTGCATTATGGCTGTAATCGTTCCAAAGATATTACTTATTGAAATTTTTGGTCTAGGTAAAGTGCCTGTAGATCCAAATTCAAATCCAGAACACTCAATAGGAAATCTTAGATATGAATTACCAGCCCAAACAACCTCTCCGTTTGCGTTTAGGTTTGCACCATTATGAAAACGATATAAAGTATTAGAGCCATGCAGTGCAGTATTTAACTGAATAG